CCCTCCCCACGGCGGAGCAACTCAACGACCTCCGCGCGCGGGTTCTAGCCGGCGAGGAGTTTCAAGCCGCGGAATACTCCCGCATCATCGCCGCCTACCGTTCCCACCGTATGGGAGCCGTCGCCGCCGCCGCGCCCAAGGCCAAGGCCAAAGCCGCCTCCAAAGCGGCAAGTGCCCCGGTCGATCTCAACACTCTCCTCGGAGGACTCGGACTGTGACCACCACCCCTTCCCCGTCCCTTCCCCGCGAACTCCAGAAGGAAGTTGAAGAGACCTTCGCCCTCTACCCGCGTCTCGCGGCCCGCGTCACCAACCTCCGGACCATCATCCAGAACCCCGAGTCCTTTACCTCCGCCGATACCGCCCTCTGGGTCGAGGACGTCAAGTCCGTCACCACGGACTTCCTCACCCTCATCGGCAACACCCGCGACCTCATCCGCCGCATCCTTAAAGACCAGGAGCAGTCATGACCTCTCCCTCTCCCCTTCCCTTCCCAGAACTCGTCGACAACTCGGCCATTTCCTCCTTCAAGAAGTGCGCCACCGACTGGTACTACGGCACCCTCCGCTCCATCACCCGTAAGGGCGGGAACATCCACCTCCACTTCGGCGGTGCCTACGCCGCCGGGCTGGAAGCCGGCCGCAAGGCCTTCTACGACGACGGCATCTCCGAGGACGACGCTCTCGCCATAGCCCTTGACACGGCCACGCGCTTCTGGGGCGACTTCGAGCCCCCAGAGGACGCCACCAAGACCTACGAGCGCCTGATCGGGGCCCTCTGCGAGTACTTCGCCCAGTACCCCCTTTCCACTGACATCGTCCGCCCTCACCGTCTCTCCAATGGCAAGTCCGCGGTGGAGTTTACCTTCTCCATCCCCCTTCCCAATGTTCGCCATCCAGTCACTGGCAACCCCATCCTTTACGGCGGGCGCTTTGACATGCTCGCGGAGCGCGACGGTGTCCTCTTCGTCGAGGACGATAAGACAGCCTCCCAGCTCGGCGCGCAGTGGATGCGGAATTGGACCCTCGACGCCCAGTTCACCGGATACTGCTGGGCTGCCCGCGACTTTGGTTATCCTGTTGCCGGGGCGATTATCCGCGGCCTCTCCATCCTCAAGAACGGATATGGCCATGCCCAGGCCATCACCTACCGCCCCGACTGGCAGATCGAACGCTGGCTTGCCTCCACCGAGCATACCGTTCGCCTGATGATCGCCTATTGGGAGCAAGGCTTCTTCCCCCTCGCCCTGGACAAGCACTCCTGCAACTCCTACGGCGGGTGTGGGTTCTCCCAGCTCTGCGAGTCCCCCAATCCAGAGTCCTGGATCGAACTCAACTACGAGCCCCGCGTCTGGAATCCCCTCGCCAAAGGTGCCTAATCATGTACCTCATCATTAACGAGTTTGGAGACGCTTGGATGGTCTCCGGGGAACTCCCTCAGGCCTATCTCGAACAGGGGGGTGATGGATACCTCGACCTTTACCAGATCTCCGAGGATAAAATTGCCCGCTATTCCTCCACCGGGGATTGGCTTCCTGTGGAGGAGCTCCCACGATGACCACCTCCGTAGACGGCAACGCCACCATTCTCTACTTCGACCGTGACCAGTTCGTCGGAGAACGCGACCTGTACTGCTGCGGGTACGCCACCTCTTCCGGTGAGCGCCATTCCGCATACTGGCCGAACACAGCCTACTTCTGCCCCCACTGTGGGGAGATTTGGGGCCGCGCCGTCTACGACTTCTCCTTCACCTACTCCCCGATTCCCTCCGCCCTATGGGTGATTGAGAATCGTCGCTGTCCCTCCCACGGAGACGGCTATTTCCTCACAGGCCTCGGAGAATCCCACCTCTCCTCCTGTACCCGCGGGCTTCTCAAACGAGAGGCTCTTCTTCTCTGCCTTAACAATCCGGAGTTCATATGACCAATCCCTCCCTTCCCTCCTCTGTCCCCGGCTTCAACGTGATGCTCTGCGGCACCACTGGCACCGGCAAGACTCACTCCATCCGTACCCTTGTCGAGGCAGGCATCGAAACCTTCGTCCTCTTCACCGAGCCCGGCATGGAGGTCCTCGCCGACCTCCCCCCGGAGAAGCTCCACTGGCACTACGTCGCCCCGGCTGCCCCGGACTTCTCCGACATGATCTCCTCCGCCCAGAAGATCAACACCATGTCCTTCGAGGCCCTGACCAAGCTCCCTGACATCAACAAGCGCAACTACACCGAGTTCATCGACGTTCTCACCTCCCTCTCCAACTTCAAGTGCGACCGCACCGGCCAGGCCTATGGCTCCGTCGACTCCTGGGGGCCGGACAAGGCCCTCGTCGTGGACTCCCTCACAGGCCTCTCCATTATGGCAATGAACCTTGTCGCCGGCTCCAAGCCGGTGAAGTCCATGGCCGACTGGGGCGTGGCCATCGACAACCTCGAGCGTCTCCTCACCAAGCTCTGCGTCGATACCAAGTGCCACTTCATCCTCCTCGCCCACCTCGAGCGCGAGACCGACGAGGTCACCGGCGGGACCTCCCTCATGGCGTCCACCCTCGGCCGGAAGCTCGCCCCGAAGCTTCCCCGCTTCTTCTCCGACGTGGTCCAGGCCAAGCGTAACGTCGACAAGTTCGTCTGGTCGACCGCTGCCTCCAACGTCGACCTCAAGGCCCGCAACCTCCCCATCGCCGATAACCTCCCCCCGTCCTTCAAGGGGATTATCGACTCCTGGAACAAGCACCAGCCGAAAAGTACCTCTTGACAATCTGAAACACCGTATGTAAAGTCCCAATTCCGGTTGTGGGAACCGGCCAAAACCCTCATAACCCTTTCAATCACTTAGGAGCAATACCATGTCCACCTTCAATCCCGATACCTTCCTGAACACCGAAACCGCTGAAGCCAACGCCACCGCTTACACCCCCGTCCCGGAGGGTGAGTTCCAGGCCTCCATCAAGGCCATCAAGCCTCGCGTCCTGACCGATGGCCGCGCTGTGCTCGACGTCACCTGGATCGTCGATGACGAAACCGCCCGTCAGGAAACTGGCATGGCCGAGCCGTCCGTCCGTCAGACCCTCTGGCTCGACACCACCGAGTCCGGCGGCCTGGACTTCGGCAAGGGCAAGAACGTTGGCCTCGGCCGCCTGCGCGAAGCCCTGGGCCAGAACGCTCCGGGCAAGCCGTGGGCTCCCGGCATGTTGGTAGGTGGCGTGGCCAAGGTCAAGGTCTCGCACTCCATCGACAAGCGCGACAACGTCACCATCAACGCTGACGTCAAGGCTGTCCTGCCGCTGTAAGGTCCTCTGCGTGAGCGGGTGTCTCCCCCGCTGACCTTTTGGGGAGAGTTCCATCCGGTTCTCTCCCTTTTTTTACCCTGGAGTTCCCCATGCAAGGAATATTACTCGATCCAGAATATGAATGGATGCGCCCCTTGATTTCGAATATAGATTCAAATGGCTATGCCAGAATCAAACACGAAAGAGTGCACAAATTACTAATGCCAAATATTTATCCGTTAGTCGTGGATCATATCAATCAAAATAAACTCGACAATCGACTTATAAATCTACGAGCCGTTTCCAGAAGTACGAATGCCCTTAATTCAAAGGATAGAAGTAATAATCTTTCTGGAATTAAGGGTGTACACTACAGTCCACGGCGCAAGAGGTGGGGAGCATATGGTGGGCCTAAAAAACTTTATGAAGGGCTCGACTTCTTTTTAGCTTGTTGTGCACGCAAATCCTGGGAGAACCAAAATGTCTAGATCAATACCGTTAGCTTCCCTCATCATTCCGGAGAATCGCCAGCGACGTGTCTTCGACGAGAAGAAGCTGCAAGAGCTTGCCAACTCCATCATGTCCAAGGGGCTCATGCACCCGCCAGTCGTATATTTCGACGGGGAATTTTACACGCTCATAGCGGGGGAACGACGTACAAGAGCTATTACCTCGCTAGCGGCAATAGACGTCGGTGTTTTCTGTGATGGTCAGGATTATCCAGCAGGAACTTTACCGATTACGCTACTTGCCGAACTTGATCCCTACTCTAGAAGAGAAGCAGAATTAGAAGAAAATGTAATCCGGGACGACCTGACCTGGGCCGACAAAGCCCGCGCGATTGCCGAGCTCGATTCCCTCCGCGCCGATCAAGCCAAGGACGCCGGGCTCCCGCATAGCGCCCGTGACACCGCCTCCGAGATCATCGGCCGCGAGGCCCAAGGCTCCGAAATCACCAAGGTCACCGAGGCCGTCATCGTTGCTAAGCACCTCCACGACCCTGAAGTGGCCGCTGCCAAAACCCAGAAGGAAGCCGTCAAGATCATCAAGAAGAAGGCCGAGGCCGCTCACCGCGAGGTCCTCGCCGCGAACTTCGACCTCCAGGCTACCCCCCACCAGCTCCACCACACCTCCGCCTTCTCCTTCGCCGAGGAACTCCCGGACGCCTCCTTCGATGTGATCCTCACCGATCCCCCTTACGGCATTAACGCAGACGGCTTCGGCGATATGGCTGGCACCACCCACGACTACGCCGACACCCCCGACTACGCCTTCGACTGCTACAAGCTGGTCGCCGAGCAGGGCTTCCGCGTGGCCAAGGACAAGGCCCACTGCTACGTCTTTCTCGACCCGCGCTACTGGTCCGAGATCTCCATGTACTTTGTCCTCGCAGGCTGGAACGTGTGGCCCACCCCCCTCATCTGGAACAAGGGCAATGGTATGCTGCCCAAGCCAGAGCATGGCCCCCGCCGCACCTACGAGATGATCCTCTTCGCAACCAAGGGCGACCGCAAGGTCCTCCGTGTAGCTCCCGATGTGATCACCTGCCCCCTCGTCACCGACCGTGACCACGGAGCCCAAAAACCCGTCCTCCTTTACAAGGACCTCCTCTCCCGCTCCGCCCTGCCCGGTAACTCCGTCCTCGACTTCTTCGCAGGCTCCGGTACGATCTTCCCAGCCGCCAACTCCCTCAAGCTCGTCGCCACCGCTTCCGAAATCAACAAGGAGTATTACAACCTCGCCCTGTCCCGGATCAACGCCACCGACGACCTCGCCGACATTCTCCCCGGAGACCTGCTCCTATGACCTCCGCCCTCCCCATTCCCAAGGTGGGGGGCGTTGGCCCCCTTTCCGCTCGTATCGCTATCGTCACGGAGAACGCTACCGCCGACGATATCTGGAAGGGCTACCCCCTCGCCGGAGCCACTGGTGACTTCTTCTCCAAGCTCCTCCACGAGGCTGGCATCACCCGGTCCGAGTGCTACATCACCACCGTCTGCAAGGAGAAGGGCGCCAACCCTTACGTCCTCTACTCCCAGACGAAATCCGACTGTTCCAAATACGGTCTTACTGAAGCCATCCACGGCACCTGGGTACACCCTTCCCTCCCTTCCCACATCTCCTCCCTCCACACCGAGCTTGCCTCCCTCCCCAACCTCCAGGTAGTGATCGCCCTCGGAGACCTCGCCATGTTCGCTCTCACCGGCCAGTACGGTTCCGTGGACACCTGGCGCGGTTCCATTATGGAGCCGATCGCCCTCGGCCACACCTATTCCATCATCCCCACTTATCCTCCCGCCGCCCTGTACAAGCAGTGGCAGGTCAAGGGCTTCTGCATCCGCGACCTCCAACGCGCTCGCGACTTTGCCGCTCGCCCCGAGCTGTATTCCTTCCCCGCCTACCAGTTCCACATCCGCCCCGAGTTCTCCCTCGCCGTCTCCATTCTCGATTCCCTCCTCCGTCAGCTCAACTGCGGGGAGACCCTCAAAATATCCTGCGACATTGAAACCATCGCCCGGCATATCTCCTGTATCGGTATCGCCTGGAACGTGCGCGAAGCCTTGTGTATCCCCTTCATGACGCTCGACGGCCACTACTGGTCCGAGTCCGAAGAGATCACAATCTGCCACCTGCTCAAAAACCTACTCACCCATCCCAACGTCGAGGTGATCGGCCAGAACTTCAATTACGACAACCAGTACTTTGCCCGTTACCACGGCTATCTCCCGCGCCAGACCTTCGACACGATGATAGCCCAACACGTCCTCTTCCCCGGCATACCCAAGTCCCTCGCTTTCCTCTCCTCCATGTACTGCCACTTCCACCGTTACTGGAAAGACGAGATCAATGACTACTCCCGCCTTCCCGAGAACATGGACCAGTACTGGACCTACAACTGCAAAGACGTATGCGTCACCTACGAGGTGGCCCTTGTCCTCGAGAATCTCCTCGACCATGTAGGCCGTCGCCCACAGTACGAATTCATGGCAGCCACCGCACGTTCGGCCCTCCGCTCCATGCTCCGTGGGATGCGGATTGACCAGAAGCGCCGTTCCGAGGTCGCCGGCCAGCTCATGCAGGCTATTGCCGAGTACGATGCCCTGATCCAGCAGATCGTGGGCTTCCCCCTCAATGTTGGCTCCCCCAAGCAAATGCAGGACTACTTCTATGGCGATCTTAAACTACCCGTCCAGATTGACCGCAAGACAAAGAGGCCGACACTTAATGCCAAGGCGCTGGCTGCCCTTTCTGAGAAGGAGCCCCTACTCCGCCCACTTGTGGAGCTTATCGACAAGAAGCGGTCCCTCGGCGTCTTCCTTTCCACCTTCTGCCTGATGCCATTAGACGAGGATGGCAGAATGCGTTGTTCCTTTAACATAGCAGGTACAGAAACTATGAGATTCTCTTCTAGTGAAAATGCCTTTGGGCGTGGAGGTAATCTTCAGAATTTGCCAAAAGGGGAGGAACACTGACATGAATGAAAATACTTTAGAGAGGATGGCGAAATATATTGAAGTTGATCCAGACACCGCTTGCACAGATTGGTCCGGCGGGAAAGATCAAGATGGGTATCCAATGTTTTGGTATGAAGGCAAAACGGAACGCGCTAGTAGAGCTCTCTGGAAACTAGTATATGGTAAAATTCCTGAGGGTTTAATTATCAGACATAAATGTGATAATCCTGCTTGTCTAAATTTAGACCATCTAGAGCTTGGAACATATAAGGAAAATACAGCAGATGCCTTGAAACGGGGTAGAATGCTTGGACCAGTGAAAGTAACTGAAGAAAAACGAGAGCAGATTTTAACTATGCGCAAACAAGGATTTCCATTAGCCGTGATTGCAAGGCAATTAAACATTTCTGTAAGTTCTCTTTATAATTATTTACCAGCAGAATTGAAACGAAAGGGGAATTATAAATGAGCCTAGGAACTAACATCCTCTTGCCTAATGTACGCCGGTTCTTCCAGCCTGATCCAGGGTACATTCTATTTGATGTGGACTTAGCTGGAGCTGATGCTCAAGTGGTTGCCTGGGAGGCCGACGACAAACCCCTCAAGGACGCCTTCCGAGCCCACGCGGCGGGGAAAGGTCCCAAGGTCCACTGCGTTAACGCCATAGCCATTTTCGGGGCGAAGGCCGGCCACGACGGCAAGACCGATCCGTACTACTCCCGCGCCAAGGCTGGAGTTCACCTCACCAACTACGGTGGCAAGGCCAAGACCTGCGCCGCAGCCCTCTCCATCCCCGTCTGGGAAGCCGAGCACTTCCAGGCCGAGTGGTTCCGCCTCCACCCCGCGATCAAGGAATGGCATGAACGCACTTGGCACAACCTGCAAACCCGCCGCTCCGTCTCCAACGCGTTCGGCTTCACCCGCACCTACTTCGACCGCATCGACGACACGATTCTAGGCCAGGCCCTTGCCTGGGGGCCGCAATCCTCCGTTGCCATCATCATCGACACTGCCTACAACAGGATAACGGAAACGTTGCCAGATGTTGCAATTTATCTTCAAGTCCATGATAGTCTTGTTGGTGGTTGCCCGATCGGTTTGTGGCCAGTAGTCAAGCCACGCCTTCGGGAATGTCTTGAAGTAGTAGTACCCTACGCCGACCCGCTCATCGTCCCGACTGGCCTTGCCACCTCGACGATTTCCTGGGGAGACGTAAAAGCAGAATCCTGGGACTGATGGTAAAAACCTGGGGGAAAATGGGGATGTTAATATCCCCATTACTCTCCCCTTTAACTCGGACACTCACACATGCGCAAGCATACAGACTGGCTACGTTCCTTTGTCGATTTCGCCTCGCTCGGCGAAGCCCCTTTATCCTTCTACTTCTGGACAGGCGTCTCCACCATCGCCGGAGCTCTCCGCCGCCGCGTCTGGGTAGACATGAAGCAATTCCAGTGGGTCGCCAACCAGTACATCATCCTCGTTGCTCCCCCCGGTATCGTCTCCAAGTCCACCACAGCTGCCGTCGGCATGAACCTCCTCAAAGAGGTTCCCGGCGTCAACTTCGGTCCGGATGTGGTCACCTGGCAGAAGCTTATCGAGGACATGTCCAAGGCCAACGAAATGGTCTACTGGCCAGAGAAGGAGATCTACCTCCCCATGTCCTGCGTCACCATTTCCTCCTCGGAATTTGGCAACCTGCTCGACCCCTCCAACCGCGAGATGGTCGACGTGCTTGTCTCCCTTTGGGACGGCCAGCCCGGCGCCTTTAAAAAGGCCACCAAGACCTCCGGCAATGACCAGATCGAGAACCCATGGATCAACATCATAGCCTGTACCACCCCCGCCTGGATTTCCGGCAACTTCCCTGACTACATGATCGGGGGCGGCTTCACCTCCCGTTGCCTTTTCGTCTACGCGGAGAAGAAACGCCAGCTCGTCGCCTACCCAGCCGACCACGCCCCCGCCGACTACGCCGCTACCCGCGAGTCCCTTATCCAGGACCTCGAGCGCATCTCCACTCTCGTCGGCGAGTACACCCTCACCACCGAGGCCAAGACCTGGGGGGCCCAGTGGTACGAACGCCATTACTCCGAGAAGCACGCCCACCTATCCCCGGAGCAGTTCGGCGGATACCTCGCCCGAAAACAGGCCCACATCCACAAGCTCTCCATGGTGCTTTCCGCAGCCCGCTCCGACGAACTCGTCATCCACCGAGATACCCTCGAAATGGCCGCCGGCCTCGTCGACGCCCTTGAGCAGGACATGCCCAAGGTATTCGGCAAAATCGGCCTGAACCCGAAGACCCGAGCCCTCTCCGACCTTGTCGAGATCATCGCGGCGAACGGCTCCATGACCCAGCAGGACCTTTACCGCAAGCTCTCCCGCCAAGTCACCTTCCAGGAGTTCACCCCCCTCTTGCAATCCGCTGCCGAGGCCGGCTTTATCCGCATCTCCCAGCAAGGCGCCTCCATCATCATCTCCGCCGGGGCGCATTCCCAGTAAAAAAGCCGGGATTTCTCCCGGCTCCTTTTTACTCCTCATACGCGGAACCTACTTCTTCCGCCACCCCCCTGTACTTCTTCATCGCAGTCCCGTATTTCTCACCGACCTTGACCTGCTTCCGGTGATTCCTTACGGACTCCGCCAGGTCTTTCCCCGTAATCCGGAGTTTCCCGTCGGGCACCTGCGCATTGTACTTGTCCTTTGCGGCCAGTACCTCCAACCGGAGTTCCTGATCACCGCTCCGGACCGCTTGCCAGTACCGATCCATCACATCCGATCTCCGGGTCTGCCAGTAGAACACCTCCGACATAACCGCAAAGTTCTTCTCCCGGTTCTCCGCCAGGATTGTCGGATTAAACCCTAGGGACATCCCCGCCAGTTCCTTCGTGGTAATATCCCGGAACTCCTTCTTCTCCTCATCCCAGGTCATCCGCCGCCCATCCTTCGAGGTCACCCCGTAGGTCGGACGGAGATCCTGCCGGAGCTTGGCATCGACCGCCTTACTCACAGCCCCGATCGCCCCCGGCATGGACTTCCCAGCCTCCACCACTTCACCATCCTTCAGGTGCCCCACGGCCTCAACCACACTCTTATAGAAGCTACCCGCCGGGCCAGCACTCACCGTGACCAGACTTCCCATCGCCTCCAGCGCGGTCATCGGCTTTTCCTTCACCAGCATATCCGTCCCCGGCAGAACCCGGCCGAGGCCGAAACTCCCCGACAGGTCGAAACCGCCCAGATCATGCAGCAGCCCATGCATGGCGAAGTTCGCATCGACTCCCAGATGCTCCACGAGTTCCCGCGTTTCCGCCTCCATGTTCCCCAAGCCGAGTTTCCGCCCCAACCACTGGACCACATCCATCAGGTTCCTTCCAAACGGCACTCCCATCAGCCCGCCCAGCAGCAGATACACCAGCCAGATCTTCGCCGTTGTACCCCTCCACTTCGGAGCCGTACTCCGCCCCAACTGCTTCGCCTGGACGTTGGCCGCCCGCTCATACCCGCCCGTCGTGATCCAGCCCATGAACTGCACATAGCTCATGAACATCGTCAGCGCCGCCTTCTTCCCACGGAAGAGCTCCGGCCGGTTCGCCTGTTCATACGAGTTCTGGAGCAGGTTCGTCTTCTCCACCGCCCGTTCATAGGCCATCCTCACATCACTCCCGGCCTTCCGCTCCAGCTTGTAGAACACCACCAGCGAGTGAATCCGGTTCACCTTCTCCATCGTCTGGAATGGGAGCATCCCCAGCTCGCTAACCGCATGGCCCAGCTGGCTCGCCCGTCCCCCGGTCGCCGCCAACAACGGAGAGCTGTTCGCATGAGCCGCGAGGAAGTACGCATAGCTCTGATCCACCACGCCGTCCTTCGTCGCCTGATCCAGCACCCCGATCAGCTCATTAAACTCAGCATCGGCCACCGCCGGGAGTACCCCCCCAGCCTCTTCCACCTTCATCCTCCTACTCTTATACAGCAGCAGATCCCCAACATCCTTCAGCCCCTTCGCCCAGGCCTTGTTCCCGGACAGCTCCCCATACTCCGAGCTAACCGCAGCCCAGGTATTGATCATGGTCGAGGCGTTCATCAGGGCCGTCTTCACGTTAAACGCCAGATACACCAGCGTGATGAAGCTTCGCATCCCCTGCAGCTCATTCGGAGGATTGATAATATAATTCAGCGCGCTCTGCATCAGCCCGGTATTCCTCCGCAGCCGATCGACCCGCGCCTTCGTCTCCCCGATATTCGCCAGCGGATCCTTTTCCAGCCTTCTCACCAGATACCGATTCGCCGTAATACTCTGCTGTAATTCAAACCGATAGTGGGTCTTCCAGATATAGTTCGAGGTCCGCCAGCTGTAATCCGCCAGTACCCGCACAAAGTCCTCATTCCCACCTTCCACTTGCTTCGAGATCCCCTCAAACTTCTCCGCGATCCGGGAGTACCGGCTCGTCGTCATCACGTCTGCCAGAATCCCCAGCTGTTCATCCCCGAATTCCCCCAGGGCCTCCAGCCGCTCGAGTAAATCCCGCGGCAGTTGCATCGGAATCCCACTCTGTTCCTCCAGCACCTGGCTCGTTACCTGTACACCCAGGTTCCCGATCTCCTTCTTTTTCGCCTCCAGATAGGCCAGGTCAAAGTCTGCCTTGTTCTCAAAATGCTTCTTGAAAATAGTAACAAACCTGTTCTTCCCGTCCACCAGCTGCCGCTCCTTCACCACCAGCACATGGTTGCCGAAATTCCCCTGGGGGACAAACGGGGAGAGGAGGAGCTTCGACATAAGCCCGTTAATCGCGATCAGCTCAGCCTTCTGCAAGGCCGGCGCGTTGGCATACATCTTCCCAGCTCGCATCCGCAGTGTCTTCCCCAGCTCTTCAAACTGGAACATGAACAGGTCTCTGGTCCGCATATACAACTCCAGCACATGCTTCCCTTCCTCCGTCTCCACATCCACCCCATTATCCTTCAAGAACTTCCGCAGTTGCAGCGTATCCTGCACGCGCCATTCCACGACCTGGGCCTGTTGCTCCAGCCCCATGCCGAGTTCCTCACTCCAAACCTCATTCCCTTCTACATCATAACCCTTAACCGTGGTCTGCAACTGCCCGCTCTTCCACTCCGCTTTCAGCACCTTATGCAGGGCCTTCACCCGTTCAGGCGAACTCCCAATCAGTTGCCCCATGCTCTTCACCAGCTCTTCCGCCGGCTGCTGCAGGTTATTCTTCAGCTGGTTCGCCCGCGCATACTTCTTCATAAACGTTTGCAGGTTGAAGTCCTCCACCTGCCCGGCCGCCACTTGCTGCAGCTGAGTCAAACTATCCACCGCTTTCGCGTATGTATTCAGCGCCTGCAACTTTCCCTTATTCCAGAACTTTTGCAGCAGCTTGCTCGTCACCCTGGCCGCCTGCTGGCCCTGGCTTTGGGCATCCCAGTGCAACTCGTCCGTCGGGTCAAAGGTCCCCACGTTCGAACTCACCTTCGCCTGTTCCGGCTCGAAGATGGCATACATCGTTCCAGGCAGTGGGTCGTGTGCATTCTTAAACACCACCCCATCATACCCCTGCCTCTGCGCGATGTGCAGCGCCTCTGTAAACTCCCGATCGTCATACGGTTCCCCAGCCATGTCCACTACCAGCGGGTTCTCCATCTTCAGATAGAAGCCCTGTACCACAGGCTGTGCCGGACGCACATTCTCCTGTTCCGCCCGGATCACCTCCATCTCCTTCCGCAGACGCAGAATCCTCTGCGCCAGCACGCCCTTTTCCCTTTCACTTTTCACCTCATCCCGGAGGTCCATCGCGGCCTGCTCCGCCTTCTGCAGCTTCGCAATCTTTCTCCTGGCATCCTCCGTCAGGGGCTGCCATCCTCTCCTACTCGCCTGGACCGCATACCACTGAGCATTCGCGTGATTATCCGAGAACCAAAACGCCTTCCGCGCGCTCACCGCGCCAGTATGCCCACCTCTTCCCGCCTTGTTCAGGAAAGAGACCTTGCTCCCGCTTCCACGGAATACCCGCAGGGGAGTGCCTTCCAGCCCAACTACCTGGCTCCCACCAAACCAGCGCTTGAAGAACGGAGACTCAAACCCCAGTCTCTTCCACATCCCGGCCGCCTCCGCCACCGTTCCCGGCTGCCGATACTGCTCCGGAGTCATCCCGGCAAAGGCTTCCACAGTCCATTGTGGTGCCTGCGGCTGCAGCGGGTTCTCCTTATCCCAGTTCATCACCACATTCGTCTTGTCCCTGAGGTCCACCTCCATCCAGGAATACTCCCCCATCTGGACTTCCACAGCCTTGAAATTCGACTTCAGGTATTTCGCAACTTCCCGCTTATACCGATCGTAGATCCCCTGCTGTTCCCCCCAGGTTTTGGGGATTTTATCCAGTGCCTCGTTTATCAGTCGAGTCCCTTCCACCGACAGCGGATTCGAGGTCCGATCCCAGTTCCCATCCGCTAGCACATAAACGTCATCGCCGTAGTTCTTCAAAACAGCCACAGCCATACCACCTGTATCCAACTCCACAGGTTCTTTCAGCGGCACTTGAACCCCTTCAACAGGAATCTGTTCCCACCCTTCCACCGCCGCTACCGTATCCGCAGTCGGGAAGTACATCTTCCTCTTCCCATCCTCTACAGCCTGCGCAACTTCTTCCTTAATCAGCCGTTCCCACCAGTTCCCATTCAGCGCTTCAATCTGCCCCAGGGTAGTCTCGGTCTTTGCCTCGAACTGCTTCCACAGTCCATATGCCTGTTCCAGTTTCGCGCTGGACTCCTCCGCCACTTTGTTCAGCTCCGGGAGCAATGCACGAATTTCCTCAGCGGAAATGCCCTTCATCGCCTCGTACTTTTTCCCGAAAACCCAAGCAGTTTTATTCCATTCCTCCTGCAGTTCTTCCGGGGTTCCCAGATCAATGATCTCCCCATAGGTCTGGATCAGATCATACTGATACCCTACATCATTACGAATCTCATCCAGACTATCCCTTAACTCAGGATTGTACCCACGCGCCTGTACCTTGTTCTGGAAGAAGTCACTTTGCAACTCCAGCACAAACCGTCCTTGCGGCATGTCCGTGATCCGTGAGTGCATGAGGTACCCGTCCACCTTAAAGTGTTTCCGAGCTTCCTGTCCTACCTTAATCCCGTCCACCTTCCAGATTCTGGAGTAGTTATCCGAGCCGATCCACCATTCATCCTTCAGCCCATCCAGCACATGCGCCCCGTGACTCGCAAAGTCACTCGACAGCTCATAATCCAGCGGCAGCACATTCGCCTGTAGCGCGTCCAGGGCTTCCTGCTTCGAGAAGCCCTCCGGGTGCTCTAGCAAAAACTTCTCCCACATAGCTCGCTCTTTCGCCTTTACATCCTGCATGGCGATCGTCGAGCGCAGGGTTTCCGCCAGCACCTTCTCCTTATTCGGCAGGCGCGAAAGCACCTTACTCGAGTATTCCCGGTCGAAGTTCAACTCCGTCCCGAGCACCCGTTGCAGGGTTTCCCGCACATGCTGCAGATCCCCTCTTTCAATCCGTTCCCGGAGCCGTTCCGCCTGCTTTTCCGACAGGTTCCCGTACTCCAGCATGGTATCGACCATATCACCCAGCTTGGTCTTTTCATCGACCTGGCTCCCGATCTCCTCCTTCGGCGGGGGAGTCGCTTCCTTCTTCTTCGCCTTGCTCGGCCTCCCGGTCGGGGTCAGCCCGGCATCCTTCAGAATCTTCTTCTGGGCCTTTTTCGCCTCCTTCGACAGTTCGAACTTCCCCGGCTGGACCCCGATGGCCTGAGCCCGCAAGGTCTGCTTATCCAGCCAGGTCTGGAACGTCTCATCCGGAGCCACAATCCGCTCCCCGTTCTCGCCCTTCCAGGTTTTCAGCCCACGGAACAAGTCCCGCAGCTGCTGCAGGGTCTTCGCGAAGAACTGGCCGATTGGACTCCCCTCCAGATCACCATTCGTATAGGCCGCGCGGGAGAACTGCTCCGCCATGAACTCGTCGAAGTTCAGCGCATACGCCGGATCACCATAAGCGGCTTCCACCAGCTCCAACGCGGTAGCCCCTGTCAGGTTCTTCCCGGCCTTCCCGAGTTGCGTCTGGGCCCAGCTATACAAATCCTTGTTCCTGGCACTTTTCCCAGGATGGACCGAGTCCCCCAGCTTCCGAGTCCCAACCCACTGCTCGACAAACTCCGTCGCGGTCAGTTCCCCGTTCAGAATCTTCCCCCGCAACTCCTGCCATTTCGCCAGCAGGTTTCCTTCCTCCGGGCTGGCCGCGATCACCGCCTCCAGCATCTTCGGGGTCAGTTCACCCTTTTTGATCTGGTTCCGCAGGGTGTTCAGATTCCGTCCCCCCAGTCCCTTCATCCCGTCGAAGAAGTTCTGCACTTTCAAGGCGTGCCCAAACTCATGGGTCACGGCCGTCATCATCTCCATCTTCGTCTTCAGATTCCCGGTCTGATACTTAAACGAGGGGAGTTCCCGTGGAGTGATGATATGAGTCCACTGCCCCGTAGCCTCCGAGATCGTGGCCGCGTGGGCGCCGAACTGATCACCGCCCAGCTGCTCCAGGTTGAGGACGATTCTCGCCTCCGGCATGTATTTATCCACCCACCCTTGCAAGCTCTTGACCAGCGGGGTATAGACCTCCATCGGGAACAGGTCGTCGTTCCGTCCCACTGCCACCACGGTTCCCGCCGGCAGTTCACCCGTCTGCTGCAGGGTCAGCCCCAAGACGCTTTCATCCTTTCCGCTCGCCGAGATCGGCATCAGATCAATCGGCTTGCTCTCCGTCGCCGTACGCTCGCGCCGGGCCAGCACCTCTTCCGTCATCCCGGAAACGTCCTCCTGCGGAGCACTCCCCTGCCCCAGTCCCATCGGAGCCAGCGCAGCCCGGAGACTCTCCCCATAGCTCACCCCTTCCGGAGTCGCTTCCACATCCAGCCCGTTCGCCAGCTGTTCCCGTTGCAGGGTGGCCAGCACCTTCTCCTCGTTCGTCATCGGAGTCAGGACCATCGGCGGGGGAACCTCCCCTTCTACACTCTCCGGAGGCAGTCCTTGTGCAGCAGCCGCCACTTGAGCTTGCGCCAGAATTCCCTGTAATTCATTTGCCGCAGCTTCTTGCCGACGCTCTTCCCTTTTCGCTTCGAAATACGAGAGCCCGCTGTCCACGCCTTTAATCGCGCCAGCGCCACCCGCCGCCGCAAGCCCTGTGACGGCCAGATCGTGTAGAATCTCCCCGGCTGAACTCCACTTATTCGGATCATAGTAACCCTTCTCCCCCAAGCTTTGCGCGATCGTCGTGTACTCTTCCCCGCCGATCTCTTGCAGCAAGAACTTCTTAAACCAGCCCGGCCCCCGCTGCATCAGGGTATCCAGTGCCATCTTCTCGCCGGTAATCTCCGAAATACCACTATTCAGAGCGGCCTTAAAAGCTTGCTCAGGTTCGGCACCCTTTGCACGTGCCTCTTGATACGTTTGCCCGAAGCTTTGCGCTCCGAACTGGCCAAGGGCGCCAGCTTCCACCACCCCTGCCCGTACAAGACCTCTCGTTCCAGCAACTCGGCCAACAGCCAGCCACGGAAGCATTTGCCCTACTGATGTCGCAGCCGACAACCCGGCTTCCTGCAGCATGTTCATATCTGCTGGAGTAGCCGTTTGCATTTCTTCAGCTGCAAAAGCCCCAAGTTCGTGCCCTTCTTTCGCAACTTGCTTCCCGTAATTCAGTACTTCTTCAGGAAGTACAGCTCGCATTATATCTTTCCTGCCTTCCCCAGGAAGTCTTTCCAGCTCTTGCACTTGCTGATGAATCCGCTTTATTTTTCCCAGCACCGACCCGTCATCCTGGGCAACCGGCTGCACAGGTCGAGCTTCTGCAGAAAGAAAATCCCCGGTCGCCTCAACCATACCACCGACTGTCTTCAGGGGACCATGGGTAAACTGAACTGCCAATGCCCCAGTGTAAGTTGGAGACACATCATCCACTTGCCAGGGAGTACTTCCACCCCCCTGCACATCATCCACCTTCCATGGAACAGCCCCTTGCGGGGCCGGAGTTACATCGTCAACTGTCCAAGGAGTAGTCATTTTTGAATCACCTCATAAGAAGAACGGAGTTTCGGGTCAGCCCCAGGCTTCAGTCGATATTCCACACCACCCCCTGCCGGGGCAGCCCCTTTCCCAGGTTGTCCCCTTCTCGCCTGATCCTGCAGGGAGCCGCTAACCACCTGCTTCGCCGCAGCAACCACATCAGCCGAGTACCCGTCCGGATTATCAATCACCTTTTGTGCGACATTCAGGTAATTCGTCTTGGCCGTCTGCCCCATGTTCAGAGCTTCTTGCGCCACCTGCGCCGGGGTCCAGTCCGGGTTCGCTTCCTTGATCAGTTCTTTCAAGGCGTTCTGCTGCGACTTCACCACGGTCTTGTCGGACTTGCCATTGTTCAGCACACGCGTTGCCCCCTCCTGATCTTCCGGAGTAGCATTCCGGTCGACCAGAGTCAGACGAGCATCGTTCTCCAGGATACGGCCCTGGGTTCCAGCATTAGTGTACCGAGTCTGTGCCGCGCTGGCACCGGCCGCTGCATTGCTCTGCGAGATGTTCGCCCGCTGAGCGGCATTCGCCAGATCCAGCTCCGTTTTGATATTCCCAGCTTTAGCCTCTTGGATCAGGGAATTGGCCTCCGCCGTTTTCCCTTGCGTCCGCAGGTTCTTCACTTCCTGCGCCAGTTTCGCTTGCATGTTCGGGAACTGCGCCGCGGATTGCTGGGTAGCCTGTTGCGTAGCGGACGTGGTCGCATTCGCCTGCGCTACTCGTGCCCCGCTCTCCTGAACCTTCAGCCCCAGCTCCGTATCCTTCCTGGCATTCTCCCCCTCGTTATACTTCAGCATGTTATGGGCGGCGGCGCCTGCCATCATGGCATCCCCGATCACCCCCATAGTGTCCTGCCCAGGCCGCTGCCCTTGCATCATACGCAGCCCCACCATCAGCATACTCTGGGCCATCTTCGGGTCAGTCCGTAGCTTGTCAAAGAACCCGTCCCCGGCCTGACTCGGCCCCTGGGCGCCTTCATCCTGCAGCAGTCCCTGCTTCGCCACTTGCTCCTGCACCTGCGGTTGCAGCATCACATCCGGCTGCGGAGCGGCAACCACCGCAGGGGGGACCTCGCCCGGCTGCGGTCCGCCCGGAGGCATCATAAACTGTTCCATCAGAATTTCCTCCCACCATAAAGGATTTGCCCGAGGCTAGCCCGAGGCGCCGTAGTCACCCCGCCAGCCTGTAATTGCTGCATCTGCCCCGTTGGGCCGCGTCCAGCTCCAGCCCCTCCGCCACCTCCATGCCCAGCAGCCGGCCGAAGCGGTTCCACGGTCAACATCTTCTGCAGGGCCAGGGTTTGTTCAGGGGTGAATCCGGTACTCGCCTTCTTCTCCCCTTTCTTCGGGGCTTCCTTATCCGGGGCATCTTCAGCCTTTGCCATCGGAGCCGTGAGCTTGCTCATATTCCAACCCTCCGGCGAGTAGGGCATCGGCGCCTCCCCTTCCTTCTGCGGAAGATTGGCCAGCCCCAAGTTCACATCCTGGGAAAGCTGGGTAAAGCCCAGCAACGAGGACAGGTCAAACGCTTGCGGTGCTTGTGCCATGTTAGCCTCCGTACAGCAATTGTGCCAGACTCGGACGAGCCCCCGTAACCGGACGACCGCTCGGAGCGCTTAACATCTGCACCTGCGGATTCGTCGGAGCGACCGGCGCGCCACCACCACCTGCGGGGGCGCCCATCGGAGCGGGTTGCTGTTGCCCCGGCTGGGTCATCATGTTCACGCCCTGGGCTGCCCGCTGCACGTTCTGCGCAGTCTTCACGTTTTGCGCCGTGGAATTACCCTGACCCACATTCGCCACGGACTGCGTACTCAGCTCCCCACCGTTCGCCATGCTCCCTTGCATCCCGGTAGCCTGAGTAGTTTGCAAACCTGTTGCTCCGCCTTCCGCAGTAACGCCTGTCCCACCTGCCGCGCCTCCGGCCGCTCCTTCCGCTGCGGGAGCTGCACCACCTTGAGCGGCAAGGACACCGCCTTGTGGAGCTGCAACACCGTTGGCGCCGCCCATAGCGCCAGTAGAAGAAGAACTCCCCATGCCCATGGGTTCCAGGATCGAAGCGTATTCCGTAGGCGCTTGGCTTCCGGCAACACCTGTCGCGTTGGCAGCAGTAACGGTACCTCCCTGCTGGGCAGCAAGTGAGGAGAGGGCAGCACCACCTTCACCTGCGGCTGCTCCAGCCCCAGCTCCCGCGCCAACCGCTGCGCCCTCAGCCGCTCCTGCACCAACGCCAGCCGCCAAAGCGCCCTCCGCAGCCAGAGCCCCCCCAGCCGCTCCTGCCGCGCCAGTTCCCGCCGCAGTACCGCCGGCCGCTGCCGCCAATGCCGGAGCCGCAGCCCCGGCCGAAGCGATTGTCCCTGCTGCCGCTGCCGTAAGTCCAAGAATCGTACCCCAATCAGTACCAGACATATCTTTCTCCTTAAGCGTTCATCATTTGGTAAATACTTGCCGCCGTGAGGCCAGCACCGGCCGCCTGCCCGATCGGGTTCCGCGACACACCACCGCCCTGGCTCGTGCTCAGCACACTCGTACTCGGCGCGCTTCCGCCATACACCAGCGAGGCGTAGTTCTGCAGCGGCACCCAGGGAGCGTTCATCTGCCAGAGGCGAGAATTGGCCTCGTAATCCTGCTGGGCCTGAGCCAGATTCTCCTTCTGCGCCCCGACGCTCGACAGCCAGTTCACCGGCGTCATGCCAGCTTCCATCGCCTGCGGAGCGAACGTGAGCGTCTTCTGGAACGTCTCTTGCCCCTTGTTGTATGCGTCGCTCGCGATCTTCGCGGCGGTGTCGCCCTGGGCCTGCGCCATTCGCCCAGCCGCGATACCCTCGGCGATCCCCTGCCGCGTACCACCTTGCTGTCCGGCCTGCCCAGCCCCGGTCCGAATCTGGCTCATCACCCCGCCAGCGTCTGTATAGCTCTCCTGGATTGGACGGACAGCAGCGGCAATGGCCTTATCCAGGTACGGATTGTTCTCCACATCCATAGCGCCGGTAAGGCCGTAATTCACCCCTTGGTTGATATTATTCACCTGGTCCTGCGCCGCAGCCGCGTTCTGCACGGCCAGCTGCTGACTCACTTCCGTCTCCCGCGAGAACGGAGCCGGGGTCGAGCCGGGATATGCCGATCCGGAGATCTGCCCGCCAGTGGCATTATACACCCGCTGGGCTTCGTCCATCACCTGGGCCCGACGAGCGGCCTCTTCCGGGGAGTAATTCATCGTCGTGGTGGTTCCAGTCGAGGTCGTATTCCCACCTCCCCCGCCACCAAAGCAGTATTTCGCGTCGGAGATCCGGCGTTCCAGCCACTCCTCTCCGCGCCGTAGTTTAAGCTTCATTCCGCTTCCTTTCGCTTTAAGGGCTTCTTGTAAACCCGGTAGACTTCCTGATACCCATGTTTGCAAGCCAGGCGCATGGTCGCTTCAGTCCCGTACCCACGCATCTCGTCCGCTCCATTCCGTAAAGCCCAATCTTCCAACTCCTGATTGAACCAGTAGAAGTTCCGCGCCTTCCCGGCATAAGCCACTACGTCGCAGACCTTGAGGTTAGGGTAAGTGGTGAACGCGGTAATCATGGCCGCATTAACTATGGAATTAACCTCCCCAACAAAGCATTGCATCTCGCCCAGCGCACACAGCTTCAGCGCCGCCCAGACGTCAATCTCCCCGGCGGCCCTTGCAAAGGCCGGAACGAGAAGATCGGCGAGTTCCTGTACATGCTCAATGCACTCGTCCGGGGTCAGCTGCCGCACTCTATAGCTTGACCCAGTTTCCACTCTTGTATTCATATAAGCCCTTTCCAGCTCCTGGATTCCAACCCGGCACTCCTGCGGCAACAGCCAACATTCCTTCCCGCGGCTTCTGCGGCGCAGTCTGCCAAATTTTCAGATATTGACCTTCTTCCACCTTATTAAATTCGGACGCAATTTGCAATAACTCCGCCGACAAATAGCCGAGAATATCCTCAGGGTTTGTCGGGGTTGGTCCTGGACTATACGCCATCAGTTTTCCCCTTCCGCCTCGATATCAATATCCATACCGGAGTACTTCCAAACAAACTGACCAGCGGTCGCAGGGTCTTCCGTCACCCGCATCGCCATGACCTTGCCGGATAGCGTGATGTCACTCTTCCGAGTAACCCCGATCACAAAGAGTTTCGGGGCTCTCCACTTGATACTTTCCGCAACCGAGTCCGCCGTTCCGAAGCTAATATAGAGCCGCGTTCCGGTAGCTCCAGTGAAGCGGGGCCAGACCCTCCGTACGAACTTCCGGCAGGAGAGATCCGGCGGCGCATTACTCTTCACTGGGAATCCCACATAGGTCCGCTCCAGCAGGATAGGAGTCTTCTGCTGGGACAGGCCGTCGACCCAGTTCAAGTTCATATCGCCGAGTCCCAGCAGCCGTTGGAATGCCGGAATGTCTGCGTACTCTGCCCAGACGACGCCGGCCGTATCCCAGGTCGCTGTGTTGGTTGCCCAAACAGCTTGCGTGCTCGACACAGAATCCACTCTGCCAGGGGCGATATACCGATAGTCCGGCAAGTCACGAATGGTCAGTGTGTTTTCCTGCCAGTTCCAGATAATCGCCGTATCCGCAGCGTACTTAGTAGCTGGTCCCCTCCGCAGGCAGAACCAGACCTCGGCCTGGGCCGGATGCAGAGTGACGAAGCAGCACGCCATCTGCTCTTCATTAATCTCGCTCAGCATCTTCTTCACCTTGCCGTCGGCGATGCTCTTCGAGGAGTTCCCGTCATGCGTGACCAGATCAGTCCCGGTAAAGACAAAGTGCTTTCCGCTCGAGTACTCGGCCGCGCAGCCGCGAACGGGCATTCCGAAGTCGCCAAAAATCTTGAAGAACTTGAAAATGTAAGTCCCGCCAATATACTGCATGCCCCAGACGGAATCCTGCTTATATATAATATTCAGATCCTTCATCGAGACGCAGTCGATGCATTTTCCAGGAGTCTCCGAGAGGGAGTATTCCCCGGCATCCCTGGTTGGGTCGGTCTCGTCCCAGCTCACCGGCACTGTCCCAGGGTCAGCCGGGTGACTCCACTTCACCATAGTCGGATGATAAGAAGCCCCCTTCGTCACCTGCAATGCGATCAGGTACTGTTTGAAACTCCGCAGCGTATACGCCTTCATCCCGGCCGGCCAGTTCGCCAGCAGCACCATCTTCGTTGCCGGGTTCGGGGAGAGCCAGGCCCACGGCGCGTCCATCGCATTGTGCAGCACAGTCACCATGCCGAGCCCACCGCCTGACCAGTTCAGTCCGTCCTGCGGGAGGGAGGTGACCGCCGGCGGAGTAATGTCAGTAAGAGTCTGGCCTTCCAGAGAGTAGGCCTTCTGGTCAGACGCCAATACCCAACTCGCAGTAGAACCCAAAGCACCCTGGATGGACAGACACCATTCGGGCTGATACGGAACGGTCTGGAGGACCTGATCTGAGGGCATGGACTGTACTGAACCTTGTTTGAATCGCACATTTCGTACCTCCGACCAGGCGCCGGCTGGAAGCTCCGCCGGGGGGATGTCTTGAACCAGGCCGATCGAGCCAGGATTCGGGAGAGAGATGATAGGCATGTTATATCTTCCTAATGGGTTGCAGGCCTTCGTTCTTCTTATCCCAAGAACGGAAGCCGAGGTAGGCTCCAGCCGGGGCCACGAGGATCATGGCCAAGTCCCAAGAGGCGCTGATCTCAACCACCTTGAAACCATGCAGCAACTCGATCCCGATAACATAGACCATCGTGGCATACCAACTTTGTCTGGCCATCAAGGGACGTGTTTTGCGCACATATGGATCTTCAGCATTGTCCCCGGAGCGGATGGTCTTTTGCTGCTCCTCCTGCTCCTTCTGCATATCCACAAGTTCGAGTTCTTTCATCGCCCTGATATGTTCCCTAACGCTTTCCTCTTCCTTCTGCGCGATTTCCTTCAGCCGAACCAGCGTCTCCGGATTCTCCTGGAACTGTACCAACGCTTTCGCCGGATCATCAGTCCCGGTCGCGCTACTCACCAGCGAGATACCGGCTGCAATCGCACCTGGAACGTTCCCCGTCAATAAGCTTCCCACCAGAGTCGCCCCAGGCCCGGCATTATCCTTCAGCCAACTTCCTGCATCAGACCAGTTCATTTTCGCCACCCTTCCTCTTTCATCTCCTTTAAGGTTTTTCCGTCTCGGAACTGACAATGTGCAGTTTCGCGCAGCTTGCCAGTCCAACGCCCAGCCCACTCAAATCCGACCATTTCCGCGATGATACCAGTTTTAAGGTAGAGGTCGGAATTCCCCCACTGAGGCTTCCCACCCACCAGCGGAACATAGTCGAATGCACAGCCAAAATTATGCCAAGATTCGCCTCCGCGAGCGTTAGTAACAATCTTGCCGGGTTGTGTTCTCCCCTGGGCGTAGAGCTCATTTTGTTCTTTCTCCGAACGAAGTGTACAGTAGATCAAGATGTCGTATCCGGCCGCTGCGCAGTTCGCTTGAAACTTCTCAGCCATCTCACGCACTACCGGTTTCAGGTCTTCCAATCTTCTACTCGCCATTATTTGATCACCTTAGTTAAACTGGCCCAGACACTTCACCTTGCGTCCTTTCCGAGTAGCATCAAGGGGAGAGCCATATTCGCCTTCACCATTTCGTTTCTAAAAGACTCGACCGCGGCTGAGGTCCCGCGATTCGTCTTGGCATTTTCAACCAGCAAAATCGGAAGCCAGCTCATTGCACAGCCCTGTTCGTCGATCTGCTCCCCCGTTGTTGGATTCTGGCCCGCCAACTTCGTAAACCAGGCACAACGGGAGATGCGATCCCCCTTAATCTCCTCGCATTTATGCCCAAGTGGGCAGGAGAGTTCAGTCTTGAGTTCCACGCTTAATCCTTCGTAGCCAGAATTAGATCAACATAGCGCGGAGCCCAGGACTCCGCCCCCGCGTTCGCAGCTGCTGTACCAGCATGGGAGTGATGTTGATTGGCTGAACCATAGCCGGTGTTTCCAGTGTGCTGGTGCCCACCACCACCCGCTGTCCAGCGATCCGTCTTCCCGTCTCCGACGAAATTACCAGACGGCCCGCCATACGCATTGTGGCCATTATCCTGCCAGTTGTACAAGTGTTCATGCCCTCCACTCACCCCCGTATCAAAATAGTGATAGTGGTTAGTGTTGACGGTATCTGTGGAGACCGTATGCGTGTGCGCCGGAACAACATTATTCAGGATCGGACTATGCGACCCGCCAACACCTGCCCCGGCGGTCTTCACCACCCGAAGCATACGGTTATCAGCCGAATCCGTTACATCCTGCGTCCAGCCGATCGGCGCCGCTGCTTGTGGAAACATAAGCTTCGTTCCGACTGGAAACGGCTTATAAACCCCAGTAAGACCCGGAAAACTTGCCTTCAAGACTGCCTTAATTAGGCGAATATGGTCATCCCCCTGGGCAACAGGTTCCCCCCCAGCGGGATAGGTCTCGTTCAGATCCCCGATATAAGTTGCGGTTTCAACGGCCATTATGTGTTACCTCCCATGACGCGAACAGTGTTAATTTCTTCCCACGCGATATGCTTGTTGTAGAGTCGAGCCCACGCCTTGGTCGCATCGGCAGAGAAACCGGCGGCCGTGTTGTGGTCTTTCAGATGCTTCTCCGCCAGGATGCGCCCGACCTCAGCCGCGATCACATCCCCAGCGTGGGTATACCACTTCGAGGTTCCGGAGATCAAATCCCCCTTCGCGTAATAGGTGAAGGCCAGCCCAAGCACCTCAGTGGGAATCGGGAAGAGCTGGATGGAATCCCCCAGGGTAGAGTAGGCTTCCGGCTCACCCTCGCCAGAGAGCTTCTCCAGCGCCACGTTGAAATCCATCTTACGGAGCTTCCGTACTATCTCCCCATTCCGGGTGAGGTACAACCCACCCTCTTCCACTTCCAGGAGAAAGTCAGCCGGCAGGGCCACAGCGCGCGTTCCCACCACTGTCGCCAAGGAATTATCCTCCTTCAGCAGGAACCACGGCAGCCACTCTTTCGCCTCCAGGATATACTCCTGCACATAGGGGAGTTCGGCGTCAATCCTCCCCTCCATATCATCCCGGTCGCCGAGGCGATACCCCAGCAACGTCACCATTTCAGCCTTAGTCATTCTGCACCACTCCTACATAGTCATGGGTAAAGACCAGATGCCCCTCGTGGCCAATCTCCAGGGAGAGGTCGTGGTCAATGTAAAGGGGGATGCCGGCCTTCTCGCAAGCCTCGCAAAAGCTCCAATCCTCCCCCTGGTAGGTGTCAGCCTCGGGCAGGTACTTCATATCCCAGACGCCGTTCCCGATCTTCTCAAACACGGAGACGGCAATCATCATCACCCCTGTGCCGATCCGCCAAACCTGCTCCAGCCCGGTCGAACCAGGGTCGGAGAAGATTGGAACGCCCTTCGGGTCGGCGCTCTTCCCGCGGGCCGTGGGACTTGCCGGGAGGGTCTTCGTCACGCAGTTCGCCGCGACGACCGGCATCCCACTCCGCGCAAGGCGGTGGACGAGATCCTTCGGAAAGGTGTGGTCCGTATCCAGGAAGAGAATATGCGTACAGTGACTCTCTCTGGCCATCTTCACAGCGTCCAGACGGTTCTTACTGAGAATGCTCGACCGAACGTTGGCCACGCGGAGTTCCTGCGAACGGTAGCCGGGAACGCGGAGAGAGGGGAAAAAAGCCACAAGGTTAATCAGGTCGACTGCGAACTTAGCGTTCCAGTACGGCCCAGAGGGAACTGCAACAAGGAGACGGAAATGGTCAGACATGCTATTCCTTCAAAGCAAAGTATTTCTTAACTGTTAAAAGGCCGGAATTTGTTTCATTGACCACATTAACTGGTATCGTCGTCGCATTCAG